GTTCTATCGTAGCGTCCGCCCCGGCTTTCGATATACGAATATACACCTGTGGTACCTGCTGGGTATTGTTTGAACATCGACACTTTGTAGCTGTCGGTGTTGAGAATAATGTTTTTTGCTAGTTTCATGATAAACTCCTTATCAAATTTGCCTTAGGTCTTTCCTTAGGACTTGTTTATAGTGTAACACCACATCATTATAGTGTCAACCTGTTTTTAGCCCGCAAGGGTCTTCCTTGCATAAGCTACTCACACCGCAATAGATAATTCTACCGCAAATGTTACATTTAGGCTCTGGAAAATCTGTATTAAAAAGTACTAACATTTTATTAGTTTCCTCTAGTGCCTTTTTAGCCTTAGCAAGCATTGTATCTGATACTTCAACGAACTCACCTGGGCTCACTTCAACCTTTTTCATTTTGCAAACTCTACTAATGTAACACTACCACCTTTTTCAGTGACATCTTTAGCAAAGTTTTCAATCAATGCCATAATTCTTTTCTTATCTCCACCAGCCAAGCCCATACCAATGTAGGGCAAGCCAAAACGAAGATGACCATATTCATGTGCTAGTTTACGCAGGATCACTTCAAACGATGCATACTCAAACACATCCTCACCTTGTTTACTAGTCACGTATTGAGTGTAGGCGTTGATGATACGGAATTCCTTTTGATCTGGATTACCGTTACTACTCCAAGCCATTGTCCAGTTGCCTAGTTTGGCAATACTGCCTTTACGAGTATCACTGTCAACTGCCTCTGCTAACGGATAGCGTTTTGCGATCTGCGGAGCAAGACCTGCACCCATAGCATTGAAACAGTTACAGCCTTGTACGATGACGTCAAACTCTCCATCATCGGCCATGTCTAGTAGATTACCTTTGATACGTTTCAGCATTGTTCTTACCTTCAAAATAAACAGTTACACCATCGAATACAGTTTCAGTATACTCGTCGCGAAATGAACCTTTACTAATGCTACGCATGTTCATTTCTACTTTAGAAACTTTCTTACCAGTTTGTTCTTCGACAACTCGAGTAATCATTTCTATAACAACTTTCTCTGAAATCTTTGCACTTACAGCAAAGTCAAAATTATATCCGTTCATCTTACGCTCCTAGAAAGTGTTGAATGATTTCGTAGTGGTCTTCGAAACATTCTTCGCTACGAACTTCAGCAATAGGAACCCAACGTGCTTTGTCAGCATCGTCACTGCCTTTTACTTTAGGAAGATCCCCGTCAGGTAGTTGGATGTGGAAAGCGTGAGTAATGATTCGTCCACGTGGGCTACGATCAATCGCATCGAACACACGACTGCGAACAATACTACCACGCAATACAGGAGCAGGGACTTTAATTCCTGTTTCTTCACGGAGTTCTCTAATTGCGGCATCTTCTACACTCTTATCAGTATTTGCATTAACGTAACCTCCAGGCAGTGCCCACAAGCCTTTACCGGGCTCAGCACGACGACGAATCATTAGTACATGTCCGGACTGGATAACCACAGCGTCAGCAGTACTAAAGATAGGAGGATAAGGTAACGAAGCATATTGTTTCTTGTAAGTTTCCACGAATTGACGTTCGCGGATAATCTGGCGGTATTCTTCTGTGTGGGCAAAGTCCAGCAAGAAGTCGTAAGTAGTTTCTGGGATTACTCCCTTGAGAAAGTTGTAGTTAACAGATTCTTTGAAATAAAGATCGCGGATGTTAACTGCACTCAACGGCTCAATTTCTTCTACGTTAACAAACTCCCATTGGGGGAACATGTCAAGGTAGAAACTAGAGTCATCTTTCTTGTGACCGATAATTCCAATTTTATAGTTACCTGGACCTTTGCTGTTATAAACTGCGTCAGCAACAATTTTCTGCACACGAACTGCCCATGCTTGATCGTTATACATGGTATCAAAGTTTGCGCTGATAGTAATTTGCATACTAAGGCCGGCAGTAGCAGAGCGAATCATTTGCTCACGTTCGCGGCTAGTAAACGGATTCTTATATGTACGAGGTTGCGCGGCACTACCTGTAACAATAACGAGCTTGTCAGTTAGTGCTGTGGCTCGCTTGATAATCTCAAGGTGAGCATTGTGGAAAGGTTGAAAGCGTCCGATTAGGACTAGTGCATCATATTGTTTAGACATTTTAGAGCCCCCGAATAGTTTTAAACATAGACAAGGCTGTTTCAACACGAATGCCTTCGTCCTTGCAGTGACAGATTAGCTTTTGTGCTCGCTTTAAGTATTCACCGTGAGCACGGCCGGTCCAGTCATCTTCTTTGTTTTTAAACTCATAAAACCAACCGCAACCATCAGTGTGGTTCCATGTGCAGAGCATACTGTGTAGCTCTTTTGCAAGTTGGTGATCGGGACTTTCGAGTTTAGCTCGTTCGAGCTCTTTCTCGAGTTTAGCCATTTCGGCTTTGTGGGTTCTGATTTTTTCTTCGATGCCGAAGATCGTTAGTTCTGACATACAAAAATCCTTTGTACGATTGAATGCAACAAGTCTATCTCGTTGCATTTTTATTTACCTTAATTATACAGTCTAGTCAATTATTTGTCAACGGACCGGACCAACATAATCTGCTCGAACGTACCAGTCCGGAGCTTCTGGTAGGTTGTTGTGCTTTTTGTTATAGTCAACAGCGGCTTGACGAGCTTCTTCTTCGTTGTCGAAGTACCAAGTATCCCAAGGTTTGCAACCCCAACCACGTTCATATTCAGTTAGCTCTACACGGAAAGCAACTACATTGGGTTTTTCAATTCTGGGCATTTTAGGCTCCTTTCTTTACTGTGTATATGTAGTATAAGCTCAAAAGAAAACCCTGTCAACCGACAGGGTTTTTAGTACTAAAGTAGTACTTTTAAGAGTTTAGTACTTTAGCAACAGAGTTCATTACTGCGGCAATACGTCCAATATCACGAAGTTGTTCTACGGTGTAGCCTTCCTTCTTGAGTGTGTCGTAGTGTGCCTTAACACAGAAATGACACTTGCCAACAATGCTTGCGGCAAGGCTGAATGCTTCAAAGTTTGCCTTTGTAGTTCCACCATGACTTGCAATAGCATTCATGCGTAACTGTGCGGGCAATCCTTTGAGCTGTTCATCATCTGCCATTTCAACGTAAGGATACCAAACGTTGTTTTGTGCCATAATGCTTGCGGCAGTCATTGCAGATTCTGCATGAACTGGTGCATCTGCTAACATGATGCTTAGAACTTTGCCGTTGCCTGTTGCGGCCAATGCGGCCACAGCACAACCCATAGCAACATCTGGGTCCAGTGTGCTACGCAAAAGGACAGCGTCCAAGTTTAACTTAGTGTCCTTTGCGTATTCTGGCAACGCACTTTTAATAGTGTCGTTGAATGCCATTATAGTGTCTCTCCGCCTACTGTACGGTTACATGCACATAGTTCGCCTGTTTGTAGCGCATCAAGGATACGAAGTGTTTCCTCTGGGCTACGACCAACGTTCAAGTTGTTAACAGTAACGTGCTGGATTTCGTTGTTAGGATCAACGATAAATGTAGCACGAAGTGCCGCACCTGCTGGAGCATAGAATACACCTAGTTGCTCAATTAGGCTGTTTGCGCCGCGCTGTGTGTCAGCAAATTGTGTGTGAGTGATCTTTTGTAGATCAGGGTGTGCCTTTTGCCATGCTACTTTGCAGAACTCATTGTCTGTGCTACCGGTTAGTAGAACAGCATCGCGGTCAGCAAAGTCCTGTGCTAGTTTGTCGTATGCAACAATTTCTGTTGGGCATACGAATGTGAAATCCTTTGGATAGTAAACAATTACTTTCCACTTGCCAGGGAATGATTCCTCTGTGATATCAAAGAACGCATCTTCTGGTTGTCCTGGCTTAACACCAGTGATGACGAACGAATCCAATTTATTACCTACGGTTTTCATTTAAGTTCTCCTTGTGTTAAAAATGAAATTACTTTTGCGATAAGCAGTTATAGCAAATGACTTCTAAGTTATTCTCTGCATTATTGTACGTGTCGCGATCCTTTTGCGTTACTGTTAAAGGAGCCGGGTGGCCTTGCCATTCTGTAATGCCGCAAACTTCGCATTTGTGTCCACGTTCTTTAATTAGATAGTCTTGGATGTAATCTGGAACTTCTTTCCATACATACAATCCACACCCTTCTTTCCATTCTTGAATGCGCTTTTCTGTTAGGAGCTTTTTCCTGTGCTGTTGTTGGCAATGGTTGTTACAATACTTGTTTGTATAGTTTGCACCTTTTACAGGATTTTCTCTCCCGCAGTTTAGGCATTCAAAAATATCAGTCATATGGTCTTTAGAGTATTAACTTAGAGCAATCGTATGCTTTATTTAGTGGTCTATCACATTCTATTATAAGACGCTTTAATTATTTTGCAACCTATTTGGTAAAATTACTCGTCGTCATCTTCCGGATAGGTGTCATAATCTGCTTGCAACTTTTCCCAAAGTTTCTTATCGTCATAAGCTCTATACTGTGTTTCGTTAGGCATAAGGATCCTAAACTTACCAGGATACTTTAAGCCTAACATCATTGCATCGTGTTTGTCCATTAGATCGCATACGGTATATGCAGTACTACAAGCCCCGTGAATACGTTTAAATGGGCTATGTTTAATGCCTTCTTCTTTAAGAGCTTGCTCAAATGAAAAGCTAGTCCACATGATACGAGTAATACCTAGCTTTTGATTACGCAGGCGAATTTTATCGTAAATGGTTAGCTTTTCAATTTTAGCGTTATTGTCTGCATCAATCGTGAGCAAACATCGCTTAAACTTTAAGCTACCTTTAGTGTGAGAGTTGTCGGGAGTTTCTTTTGTGGTCCACGGCAATGTGCTGTCTACGTGATGTACGTAATAGGATTCGCCATGTGTTTTAAGCACCCACATTGGAATTGTAGGATCTTCCAAGTGCTTTTTGTTAAAGTGAAAAACTAGGTCTTCACATGCAATTTCAATCTATGACATTTCTTATCTCCAAGTCTTTTGTGCTATCCAATGCTGTATGCGTTGGATTCTCCATGCCGCCCATCCAGGGACTCTGCATATTCTTTTACCACTAGGTGTGTATAACGTGTTATCATTACCTACACCCATTAAACCAATAAACATGTCAGTACTCCTTTAAAGGCTTAATGTCTTTGTGTTTAACTATTATAACATTATGTATGCTATCTTTCAACTTTATTGGCAAATCTGTTTGAACTAGGATATGATCCTTTTCTCGATCAGCAATTACAGAACCAATAAATGGAACTTTGTTCCAATGCCCGAATACACGGGTACCGTATTCCCACTTTGGTTTATATCGTTCTTGCTTTTCGAACCATTCAGCCAGATTTGCCACGTTACTTCCTTACGCGAAGATTTCTAGTGCAGTACCGCACTCTGTACAAAATTTAGCATTGTGCTTATTTTGACGACCGCAGGTTGTACATTTAACTTTGTGCTTGACCGTAACAGGTTTAGTAACAGGTTTGTTGTGTCCTAGGTCACCTAAGATACGAATAACCATGCTATGCTTTTCTGCTTCTAGCAAGCCTACTGTAGTATGTTGGAAGGTTTGAGTGCTTTTGCTACCGGGTACAGTAATACCCGTATCGCACCAATCCATTGTCGCCATACCGTCATGTAGTTCTGCAGACTGTGGTGATACTTGGTTGATAGCGGCCGCGGCACTTGCCTTAACCGATTCACCCTTGCTGTAATCTATGCCACGCATAATACCGTTAACGTTTACTTGGCAAGTTGCGCCACTAGCTGTTACGCTAAAGCGATCTCCGGTGCTACCGCTAATACCAGTAACACCACCATACAATGTAGGATTCCAAGTTGGTGTACGTACTCCGGGCGGATATTGTTTCCAGTATTGATCCGTAACGTTAATTACAGGGCGAGGTTGTTCAAACTGGTGCTCAATACGGATTAAGCCATCTTCTAGCTTTACTCCGCGGTACTCTTCAATATTACCAGTTCGCTCGATGAATTTGAATCGATTACCTTCTGTGAGGTTGTTATTTTTGATTGCTCGTTCGAGTTCGACTTCCCGGCCAGCATCCAATACAAGCCCCCCAGGTACCACATTGTCGCCATCAATATAAACATTAACGACAGCACGGGTCGTATGTAGGTTCTTAAGAAGGATAGTGTATTCTGCTCCGAATGGGACATATACTGTATCTTTGAACTCTCTGAGTACTTGGCCGTTTACTTTGATTGCGGCCGCAATTTTATTACCATACATCATGGTTTCTCCTTTTACTGTGTACAGACTAAACACACAAATTCTTAAAGTCTGTTGGTTGTGCATTATTGCACAAAAATATTTAGTTACTTATCAAGACCGGAAATCCAATCAAATTTCTTGCCTTCTTCATAGTATTCGCGGGCGCGGCCTGAGTAATACATAACCTCACCGCATTGGGTACACTTGTAACGATGTAGATCAATATCGACAGTAGTGTACTCAGTAGTGTATTCCCATCTGCCTACCATTTCTCCCGAGTACCAGTCTTCTTCTTCTACCCAATACTCACGTGTTCTTTGATGGTTGCAACTCATTTTTATCTTTTATAGGTTTAGCTGGGCGATTAACACAATACTCGCAGTTAGGATCATCGCACTTTGATTCTAGCCACTCGTTAGTATCTTCGTCATAGTACGCATCGTATTGCTCAGAGTATACTTCTTTCATACATTGTCAACTGGAGTTAGCAAGGTCTGATCGTAAATTTCTAACAAGTCAACGTCACTTAGTGCAGGAAGCTCTTCATCGGTGATATGAAACTTGTTTGCTAGTTCTTCATCAGTAAAAGCAAACAAGATATATTCGACCATTAGTTCTCGTAGTGTTAGCACGTTAGTCTTTCAAATGCGGAGCAATCTTTGCGGCTTCTTCTTGTGTTGCAAATCTAGGTTGCTCATGATTTGCCCATGACATAAACTGCCAACCGAAAGATTTCCAGTACTTGTGGATTACGTTGTTTGCAATAACAACGGCAATTAGGATTACAATTAAACCGATACAGTACAAAATTGTACCGGCTAAAAATACTGCGGCTGAATCTACGTTCATAGTGTTTTATACAATGCGGCTGATGTTACGAACTGTTGCTTCCAGGTCCATTCATCTAACACTAGTTGATTGAAAACATGCTCTTCAACTTCAATTACTTCTTCTACTGAAAGTTCTAGCATACGGATAGCACGACTATAACTATCTTCATAACTAGAAGGTTTCTGGGGGAGTGATTTAATTTTAGCAATGTCTGCCATACTTGCAGTCTTGGCAAGTTTCAAGTTTGCCTGTGCAATTTTAAGAGCGGCACTTTTGTAATCTTCTACTGATTCATTGTATTCCGCAATATGCTTTTCTTTGTTCTTGCGAACAATGTCTAGTAGTTCTAGACGATTAACCTTCACTGAGTGCATTACATTTCTCCTGATATCTTGCATACTAGACTTTCGAATTTGGTGCGCTAGACAGGGATCGAACCTGCTATCTCGGGCTTTAGAGACCCTTGCAATACCAATTAGCCTCTAGCGCATGTGGTAGTTTTTGGAGGGGTCCATGGAGTAAACTACCAAACCACATGCGTATTATACAAAAAACAAAAGGGCCCGTCAAGGCCCTTTGGTTAAATTGCTCAAGTATTAGAACTTGTAAACAACACTAGCTTGAACAGTATTGCCGTCAGACTCTTTTACACGATCCTGGCCATACTGGCGAGCAACGTCAAGACCAACGCTTACGTTCTTAGTAACTGGTACGCTTGTACCTAGGCCTACGGTCATTGCGTAACCGTTAGCTGTTGTTTGATTTTGTAGGTATGCAACACCAACCTTTGGGGTAATAGTGAATACCCCAACCTTTGCAACATCATAGCCAGCAACTAGGCTGTAACGATCTTGATCGTTAGTACCTTTGGTAAAGCGATCGAAACCAGCAGTGATGCCAACCTTACCAAAATGTTCGCCGACTGTAAAGCCGCCGCCGTTACGGTTGTCACCTGCGTAGTCGCGGGTAGCTGTTACGCCAACTTCAACTGCGGAAGCAGATAGAGCGGCTAGTGCCAAAATAGATGCAAATGCAAATTTTTTCATAGTTTTATTTCCTTTGTTAGACATGTTTATGTCTTGTGCATAGTATATAACCTATTGATCAATAAAGTCAATTAGCTAATTTAGCCAAAAGAAAACCCGCCGAAGCGGGTTAAGTGGGTAATCGATGATTAGTCGTTCCAAACTAAGTTGCCACCAATTAGGCTAGCATAGTACACTTGGACACCAGCTAAACCCCAAGTTAGTAAGTTAACTTGCAGGCCTGCACCGTTCATGTCCTGTGAACCGTAAGTTTGTGTGCGAGTAAAACCAGCCGCTGTAGTATCAGCAGGTAAGTCGCCACCTGTCCAAATACCGCCGCTAACTAGCTCTACAGATGTTGCAACACCAGCATTTGATCCGGTTACACGAACTACTAGTGGTTCAGAAAAACCAGCATGGCTGAATTCAAAAATGTCGCCTACATCGTTAGCTGTACCGCCGTTCTTAAGAGAAATGCTTAGTACAACTTCGTCGCCGCAAGCTTCTGCAATAGCATTACCTAAACTTGTACAAGTGCCGGTAATTGCACCTGGATTTGCATCAATAATAGTAGATTCACGTGCCGCAAATGTAAAATATTGACCGTTAGGTTGACCGATTAGATACAATTCTGCCTTGTTCTGTAAACCTCTAATTGCTTGAGAGTATGTACTGTCGCTTAGATCTGAATTAGTTTCTACGTCTTGGTTCATATCAACAACAAAGAACCCTAGCTCTGCTGTGCCCATTTGTGTTATCGGGAAAACTCGTTCCCAGTTGTCTCTAGTTGCCATATTAAATCCTTTAAAAGAAAAGTATATAATATTTATCAAAAGAAAACCCGCCGAAGCGGGTTTTGAGTTTCTGTTTATCGGTATGTCTTACCTCAGCAGACCTTAAGCGGCCATTGCGAATGTACTGTCGTTTGCAGTTACTTGTTTTGCTTCTTCGACCGGGTTACCCCAATCCTAACGGCTTTAGCTTTGCCGAGCTGTCCACTCTGTTACTCTTTGCCCTGTCGAAACCATGACTGGCCCATTAGGAAACTCTCTGCGGCGCTTGAATCCACGGTAGCCCTTCTCTTCCTGGCTGGTCCTTGCTCTGTCTAGAATTGGCAAGTATTTCAGTTGTTCCAGTGTAGCTACTACAGAAAGTTTTCTGGTGGACCAGGCGGGAGTCGAACCCGCGTCCAGAACACTTTTCTCTTTGCTTCATACAGCAATAACCTATAGTATATATTTAATAAGATTTACTGTCAAGTCTATTTGGTTAACTTCTTGGGTGTTTTTTGGTGTTTGCGGCCGCAAGTTTTACGGCTTGCATTCTGCTGTCTAACCCTTTTGGTTTTCTACCATTAATAGCTTTAGCGATTTCTTTGTGGTTTGCACCCGCTTCAATCTTAGGAGCAACACGCTCTCTCCAAAATACCACAGCTAGTGCAATAGCCACATCTTTACGCATAGCAAGATCGGGATTCTTTAAAAGCTCATCTCCTAAGCCTGGACGAATTTTATCACCAAAGTGTTTATAGTTGTACTTGCCTGTGATTTGCAAGAATCCTCTACCTATGTACTTTTGTGCATCATCCATACCTTTATTACCTAAAGGGTTCTTAGACTTTGCATAATGCTTAAGATTCTTCTCAGGGTTTTGTTCGATCATGCTAGTAAAATTAGCAGTTTCGTGAGCAACTTGTCCTACAAACTGTGCTACTTGATCAGATGGCAAATACTTCTTTGCCATAGTTTCTACGTATGCTTTAAGCTCTTCTGGGCTATGGCCTGCACGACTTTGTTCGGGTGTAATTTTCTTTAGTGCAGGTACTTTTACTTGCTGGGTAAAAGCAGGTTTTTCTGGTTTTAGTTTTGCGGCTTCTGCATCACTGTGAGCACCTAAAGCGCCAAGAGCCATTGCACCCCCGGCTACCCAGTCTTTCCAACCTTCTTCTAAGTCGGTGTTTTCTTTTATTATTTTATCTAGTGAACGATTCGAGATATCATTAATACGCATAGTTACATTCTACGTCGGTAGTCCCAAACCCATATTGCGGCTACTGCAACAATCACTATAACTATAGTCGTCATTGAAACCATCCCTGTCTTATACAATGTTCGCGAATTTCGTCTTCTGTTCTGTGTAGTAGAACGGCAACTTTACTACAGAAATCATCCATAGTACTAGATAACTGCTCTCCTCGGTGATTGCTTAACCAAGCAGAATAGATAATTCTGATGTATTCGCACATAGAATAGTATTTAACACCAATCAACCTTATAGTTGCAGATATGATGTCTAATGTAGTCTTGTACGTCTTTATCGTTGATACTTAGTAGGTTGTAATTTGTATCTATACCAAATCTAGCATTAGGTGCGTAATTAAGGGGAACGTTACTAACATCTTGACGGATAACAGGCAAAGCCATACTTTCGAGCTTCAATTTAAATGTCTTATACCAATCATTATTGTCTAAGCTATATATGTATTTCCTTGCGGCTTGTTTATACGTTGCCGCACCGCCCAGTATCTTTTGCCCGTTATTGTTGTTGGACATACTCCAACGTTGGTAAAGTGGGTCTAAATACCAGTTCTCTATTTTATGAATTGCCGTGTTAGCATCAATGCTGTCATTAAAATATAACGCTCCCCTTATTCCGCAATTTAACATTTTAACGTTAAAAATTAACCACCAGAAAAAGTCATGTAAACTGTTTACAGGTACTGTGGTAGTTTGTGCGTTACGATTGTACTTCTCGTAAAGTAAACGGCCAAAGTCAGGGAAGGGCTCCTTAGGAGGGACTTGTGGCCAAATTGGGTTAGTAGGTAATGCAAAGTAAGCAATTAGCAAATCTTTGAATTCACTATAGTGAACACTAGGATCACTGTGTCGGTGAATTAAGTTTCCTATTCTAGCTTTAGACTCTGCAGACATGTTTTTAGTAAACTTTTCCCAACTGTAGTACAAGTTAATACCAAAGATTGTGCCGAATATACAATCACCGTCGTCTGCTGTTACAGGGGTGTAACCTAAATTAATAATGTCATCGTACTTGAGCTTAAGGCTGTCTAGCAAAGTAAACTTATCTCTAATGTACTTGTTAAAGAAACTGTAATTCTCTATGATACCTGTGATACTTGTACAGACGGCAATACTTTTTAGTTCTTCACTAGATAGATTCTTTAATAGTGCAACCATAATGACAGTACTGTCAATACCACCACTGTACATGATAGCAAATTTCTCGCCTTGATTGATTCTTGCTTTGTACGTTAGTGCAGTTCTGTTACATACTTCTTCAAAGTCTAAGTTAAATGAAGGATCATAATCTACCATCTTATACTTAGGAATAATGTCCATTGGCCATGGCGTAGACCATTCGCTGTTATCTCTACTTACAAAGCGATTAGGATTTAATCTACGGGCAATGTTAATATAGAACTTGCCGCCATAGTCTGCTTCGTCATATAACTTTAACCAGAAGTCGTTTTGATAAGCGTTGAATACTGTGTTACTAAAATACAGCTTATCTGTTAATTGTAGCGTTTGTCTGTCGGGATTGTATATCATAGGGAATGAATAGTCAGTCTATCTACATTACCTACGTCTTTCCCTTCTAAGGGTTCGGGTAATTGCATTACATGATAAAACATTCTACGAAATGGTAGTACTGCGGCAGTGGCATTATCTAACCATAGTTGCTTAATTCTATCTAATGCTTCTTGTTGATCATTACTAGTATAAAGTATCTTACCTACTTGTCTAATCATACTAATAGAACTACTACCGTTGACACTATCTGCAGGAACACTCATTCCTTCTGGTACATCTATATAATTAGATGCGTAAGTTTCCATAGGAAGTATATTATGGACAGCATTGGCAATCTTAATGGCATGCCAACAATGTATTACAAACTTAGCATATTCGTGAAATGCCAAAAATGTTTTATAGCGTTCAGTGTCTTGAAAGTCTAGACTAGGCCCGTCAACTTTCTTAACAACATTTATACCTAAGGGGATTTTTGCTAACGTAGGAGTTTGTCTGCCGTAAAGAATATTGGCGGCTCCTACTGTTAGATTCTTTTCTTCTAATGTGTGTTCAATGCAGTTAACATTGTCCATAACCAGATCGGTTGCTTGTAAAATTACAACACTGATACCGGGCATCTTACTGCTTAGTAGTTGTGCAATTTCTAAAGCAGAATAAGGATCGTATCCATCAACTGCAAAGAATCTATCTACACTAGGGCTATAATAAGCATTGGCATTAGGTCTGCGCCTAAAGCCGTTCATATGAAAATTAGCAATAATTGAATCGTGTGTCTGTTCCCACATGCAATTACTTATTTCAGCTTCTGTTTCACCCACTGCACTAGATTATAAAATCTAAAGTGATAGTTAGTTAGCATTGGCGGCCTATGGGGGCAACGACCTTGATTCCAGTCGCAGGTGACAGAAATTTTGTCACCGCATGTAGAGCATTTAGTAGTCTCCATATTTTCCTCGCTTGAGTCTGTTAATAAATCTTGCTTCCTGGATCAACTGTCTCGTTTCAGGATCTCGCATAATATCTTTGATTTCGTAGTACTCGCATAGCTCTTTTGCAAGCAACTCTAAATCGCAGTTCACTTTAACATAAGCTCTCATGCTTTCAGTTACATAAGCCTGATGTAGAGAACTATCATTAAACTGCTTAAGAAACGGAAAGTGGTTTTCGTAAAATGACTTTTGCTCTACATTTTCGATGTTCCCTCTACATCTAGAAAGGAGCTCTTGTACTATCTTTAGTGCATCAGTGTTATTCATTTTTAGTAGGGAATAAACGATCGATCATTACGATGATCCAGGCGCATAGTGCTAGCATGTAGGGATTAAACAACGGTGTTCCGTATGTGCCAATAGCACAGATTAGAGTGAACCCTACAATTAGTACAACTAAAAAGTTTAAAATTTTCTTCATGTCCATAGTGCGTGTCTTACCTTGATTAGACGAATTAACATTGCTTCGTCTTCTTTTTCGTATTGCTGTTCGATCTTACGGAGAAGTTTATGTGCCTTATCTCCTTGCTTTCTGAGTTGCTTGTTATTGGTTTCCTTCATAAAGGACATTACGCTATCATTACCGACTTCGGCTCGCTTGGCATCACAGTAAGCACTCCATCCGCTAGCATCCATTGGGTCAGGACGATTGCGATATGTTTGTGTCCACCAGGTGTATAAGTCTAGAATCTCTTGTGCGTTTTTTGCCTGTGGAGTAAGTTCGCCAAGGTTAGGGCTGTCTTCACCTACTTCATCTTGCTTCCAACGAAGGTTACGTTGCCATTCGAGGTTATCAAGACCTGCTTGTGGACAACGCCATGTACGCCAACGGAACCAACCAGTGGCCCAGAACGGTGCTTTATACTTTAGTCGTTCTGCTTTGTCAGCCCAAGCAATATGCCACCAGGCTAGTTCCACTTCAACAAAATCAACCAACTCATTGAATAAGCAAGGCAAAAAGCGGTTCCCCACGTCCTGCCACTGGCCAGGCTTAATATCCCGGGGATGAGCGGTAAGAGCATGAGTCCTAGTAACCCAACGGTTGTTAATGTAATACTTGATAGCATGAAGTTTATCCGGTATGAAGTAAACTACATTTTGTATGTAGTCGAGACCTTCTTCCGCTAACCAATAGCGAAAGTTATGTTTCATTTTTGCAGTAGTACGCCAATCATCCCATTCGTCTGCGGTGCCAGCAGAAAGTTTTGCTGTACCTCTGACCCAGTCTGCAAATTTTGAACAAGTCCAATAGTTACGCATTTTGTTTTGCCTTTATACGCATGTCAATATATTCGTCGTTGTGCATCCACTTATTCTTAAACCAGAATCCCCACTCACGTTGCTGTGGGCCAGGCATGAATAGTGTCCATGCTGTTACGCCAGGTTTAAGCTCAATACGATGATAGCTAGTAGAGTTGCACACCCTAAAATGAAGCGGTCCTCTCCAAAAACGCACTTCTCCAATTTTCTCGCCAAGACTGTTAAATTTTGGTACCCATTCATAGTAGCCACCTTTAAGGATTAAAGTAGCATAAGGCCATGGGTGATCGTGTACATCATCTGGATCGCTCTTTAGGAACTTATGCAAGAATATATTAAACGGAAATTTCTTACGGTCTTTCAAAAACAAGTAGTATCGTTCCAAATAAGGTTCGTTTGATTCGCGATCCATTACAATACGCTTACGACCTAGCTTATCCAAAAGTTTAAGCAACATAAAGAAAATCTCCTATGCTGTATTATAACATAGGAGATTTTTATTTGTCAATACTAAGATAACCAAATTATCTGACAGGTCTATGGAACGTTACTCCGCCCTTACTAAGATCAAATCCTCCGGGCCAACTAATAGTTACATCGCCGTCAGACGGATTATTATTCTTTCCGCTACTAGGAGTTTGGTTACCCCCCACAAACGTTACTTTATTTCCGCCTCTGGTATATACAAAATTTACGTGACTGAACGACCATAATGCAATATCTCCGGGCTGTACTTGTGCAGGAGGTACTTGTTGGAATTTAGCGGCTGTTTGTCTAGCACCCGCTATTTGATAATACTTGTAGCCAGAATTCTTAAGAGCAAAATTAACAAAGCCCGCACACCATGCAGTTTGATCAGTTGCCCAGCATCCGGTAGTACCGATACCTAAGTCTCTCCAAATACCAACAATGTTTGGATTACTTGGCTTTCCGCCTTGTCCCGATTCTCTCCACATACCTCTTTTTGCTTCTTCTAATACCTTTTGAAGGAAAGGCACAATGTCAGATGCAGATGCATTTGAGTTAGCAGGGATAGGCGTATCGGATCCTACTTCCGGCGGAGGGTTATAGTTTCCTTTTACACCTGCCGCACCTGCCGCACCGTTTGTAGTGTCAGTAGGATTTGCAACATAAGACGTAGAGTAGTTATTAAGAACTGCTTGAGTCTCGGGGGAGAAAGAAAGCGCCGCAGTAGGAGTGGAACCAGCAAACGCCGCACTCTGACCTGGTGGTTGCCATGTAGCAACTAATACATTATTAATGTATACGTTACCGCTGTGATATACATCACTAATTCCGCTTACACCAGGTTCAAATGGCATTGTTAAATTCCTTGAATTGCTCCAGCGCCTACAGTTTGAATTCCTGTAGTTGCTTGGAAGTATTGATCGTTAGCTTGCTTTAATGAAGCCGCTACACAAATCACGTGATGATTTTTAAATACAACTGCTGACGCATCAGCAGTAAACATATAAGGAGTTAGTGCCAAGCCGCCCTGTGGGCCTGCTGTTAGTACTAGTGGCTTAGAGATACTAATGCCATCCTTTTCATCTGCTTCGTATTTACCGATCACCTCTTCGCCTGTTGATAGTTTAAGTGTAACTACATCACCAGGTCTATATGGTACATTAATTAACATCTGTCTCTCCGTGTTTAGATTAGTCTACGTTTTTGCCGATCCACTCTACCATTTTCTGGTAGCCACCGACATGTTCGCCATTGATAAAAATTTGTGGAACTGAACGTGGAGTATGTCCTAAACGCTCTGTAATTTCTGTCATGTAAGTTTCTTCGTCGATTGACTTAACTTCCAAAGGCCACTCTCTACGATTAACTACCTTCTTAGCAGTTTCGCAGTACTGGCATCCAGCCTTTGTATAAATTTCTACTTTGTCAACTATAACCATGATACCCTCTTATAGTTTAAATCCAGAAAAGTCATTCAAGTTAACGTCTTGTTTAATACCACCCACTACGTAACTCTCTACTTCTGTCTCTTGTGGTGCTACTTGTAAGCCTTTGCTTGATAACCAATGCTGTGTCCATGGCAACGGATTGTCGCTGTGTCTAGCAAATAGGTTTTCGAGACCAATAGCTCTTACTCGTTTGTTAGCAATATATTCTACGTACTCATGTAGTAGACGTTCGTTTAAACCAATGATACTACCGTCTTTAAACAAATAGTTAGCCCATTCTTTTTCTTCTTGGACTACTTTTTTGTAAATCTCGATAACGTCATCTCTGCATTCTGCGATGATGCTAATCATCTCAGGATCGTCACCTTTTTGCCAATTCTTAATAATATGCTGGCTAATAGCAAGGTGTTGACTTTCGTCACGTGCAATTAAACTAATGATCTTTGCAGAACCTTCCATTAGCTTTAGTTCACCGAATGCGAAGGAGCAAGCGAAACTTACGAAGAATCGGATACCCTCAAGGGCATTTACGCTAATCATGGCCAAGTATAACTTCTTTTTAAGTGTTCGCGTATCCCCTTCGCCGGTGACTGTATAACGGTTAGCATAGTCAATGAAATCGTCGTATGCCAATGTTACGCTCTTTGCACGAGCAATAATTTGTTCATCATCAAGAATAGTATCAAACACTTCACTTGGGTTAGAATACACGTTCTTGATAATATGTGTGTATGAACGGCTATGAATGTTCTCAAAGAACTGCCATGCGTTCATACAACTTTCTAGTTCTGGTAGTGAACAGTAAGGACCAAAAGCCGCAAGAACGCCGCGGCCTTGCACTGAATCTAATAGAGTTTGATACTTTAGATTACTAGTAAAGATAAACTTTTGTTCAGGACGGAACTGTTGGTAGTCTGCACGATCCTTCTGAAGACTTACTTCTTCTGGACGCCAAAAATAACCTAGTTGTGTTTGTGTTAGTTTATCAAATACAGGGTACTTGTAAACATCGTAACGTTGTGTGTTTTGTTGAGCACCAAAGAACATAGGCTCTTTGGTGAAGTCAACTTTTTCTCTATTAAAAACGGTCGTCATTCTTTTTCCTTAAATTGCACAGGCGTCGCAAACTTCTTCGCCTTGTTCTTCTACTTTATTGTTTGTTAGTTCAACTAAAACAGTTGCTGGACTTTCGTCGTCGCTCTTCATATCATATGTATTTTGATAGTAACTAGTCTTCCATCCGTACTTGTATGTAGTCAACAAATCTTTTAGCATTACGCTTAGTGGTACTTCGTGGTTAGCAAACTGCATTGGATTGTATGACCAGTTACCGCTGATAGCTTGGTCAAAATACTTTTGCATAGCCGCTACAATACGAATGTAACCATCGTTACCCTTCATATCCCATAGTAAAGTGTAATAGTTCTTTAGACTTTGATATGATGGAACGATTTGTTTTAGTGTACCTTTCTTTGACTTCTTAACTGATAGTAAGTCACGTGGAGGTTCAATACCATTTGTTTCGTTACTTGCAACAGAGCTAGACTCGCTAGGCATCTGTGCAGATAGTGTACTATGACGTAAGCCGTGCTCTTTAATTTCAGCACGTAGGCTTTCCCAATCATAGTGCAACTCTGTACCTAAGAATTCATCAATGTCACGCTTGTAAGTGTCGATAGGCAGAATTCCTTGTGAATATTTGGTACGGTTGAAATACTCACATGCGCCTCTTTCCTTGGCTAACTGGTTACTTGCTTTTAATAGGTTATATTGGAAAGCTTCTGTTAGACGGTTTACTAAACGTGCGGCTTCTACATCATCATAGAATACTTTGTTACGTGCTAGGTAGTGTGCCAAGCCAATGTAACCAATACCTAAGCTACGACGAGCCTTGGTGCTAATCTCAGCGGCCATAACTGGATAACGTTGATAGTCGATAATTTCTTCTAAACCACGAACAGCTAGGTCACACAAGTTAGCAAGTTCATCTAAGTTACGCAATGTACCAACGTTAATAGCACTTAGGATACAAAGTGCGATCTCACCTGCACCGTCAATGTGTTGTAGTGGATCTGTCGGTAATGTAATCTCTTGGCAGAGGTTACTCATCTTGACTGCGTCTAAGAAACTGCTGTGGCTGTTAGCATGGTCTAGGTTCATGATATAAACACGACCTGTTTCAGCACGTTCCTTTAGTAAGTCTTGTAATAGACCCATTGCAGAAATTTGTTTCTTGGGAATCTTAGGATCGTTTTCGTACTTTACATATAGTGGGTCAAACTTGTCATTGTCACCGAAGGCTTCGTATAGACCAGGAACATCATGCGGTGAAAAAAGAGTAACATTGCCACCAGATAGTGCTCTCTCGTAAAATAGCTTGCTTAACTGAATAGAGTAATCTAGTTTACGTACACGGTTGTCTTCTGTACCTTTGTTATTCTTGAGAACGATAATGTCTTCAATCTCTTTGTGCCAGATGGGAAAGTGAACTGTAGCTGAACCACCACGAACACCGTTTTGTGTACAGCAACGTACAGTAGACTCGAACTTCTTTAGGAATGGGACAACGCCAGTGTGTGCTACTTCTCCGCCACGGATCTTTGAGTTGATGCCGCGGATTCTGCCTGCGTTGATGCCGATGCCCGCACGTTGGGCCACATACTTACCAATGGCCATGTCACTAGTGAAAATACTGTCAAGGGTATCATCCACATCAACCAAAACACAGCTAGCAAACTGGCGCATAGGAGTACGTACACCAGCCATGACAGGAGTAGGAATATTAATTTTATATTGGCTAACTGCATCATAGTACCTCTTAACGTAAGACATTCTCGTTTCTTTTGAGTAACGAGAAAATAGTACTGCGGAAATTAGCATGTACATGTACTGCGGTGTTTCAAATACTTTACCGGATGAGCGATCCTGTACTAGATACTTGTCAACTACTTGACGAACACCTGCATAGGTAAAATTAAAATCACGATCATGGTTAACCATATCGTTAATCTGATTCCATTCATCATCTGAGTAGTATGTAATTAACTCAGGATCATAAATGCCTTTGCTAATGTTACGTTCTACTAGCTCTTTGATATGGATAGGTTGGAACTGACCAAATACTTCTTTTCGTAGTCCGAATAGCAATAGACGGGCCGCTACGTATTGATAGTTTGGGTGTTCTAGGCTAATTAGGTCATTAGCTGAACGAATTAGAATTTCTTGGATGTCTGATGTTGAAATACCATCAATAAACTGTAAGTCTGCATTCATCTCAATTTGACTTACGTTTACGCCTGCTAATCCTAAGCAAGCCTCTTCTACCATTTTATGTATCTTGTTAATGTTTAGTGCTTCTTTGCGCCCATCTCTTTTAACCACAAAAATATTTCTGCTCATTTTATTATCTTTCTCCGAACCACAACTCTCTTAAGTGTTCTATTTACTCTCGCTCTCTATAGGGATAAAAACTATTTTATATTCTAGCTTCTATCTCTTCTTCAGAGAATGTATTTAATATCTCCACCATAGGAGATTCTATACTAAGTTTTTTATTGTACAGGTAAACTGTCTTGTTGTCTAGTACCAAAGCTAGACAATTATGCTTTTGCTCTCTGTCACTCACTACACACAGTTTAACTCTGGATAGGTCTTGATTGGTTAGCTTTAACACATACCAAATACCAAGTACTATCGAGTTTGGGCAAAAATCTTCTTTATAAAGTAGTTCCCATGGGTTAGGCCATTGTTCTGGTTTCCATGGGTCAAATGTTCTTCTAACGGATGGAGCAGATGTCCACCATTTGTAAGCTTCGTGAAAAGCCTTGTCGAAGGGGTAAGCTTCGAGTCCAGATCTTAAATTTCTCCAGACTCGAAATCTAGTGATTGGGCCTGACGCCCAGATGTTTATACTGTTTTCCACACTCTTGAATTGTAATATAGTCTTGCGTTTTCTGCACTTGCATTAATGTACTGTAGCTCAATGAACTGTCCGTTATTAGTTAACGCTAGGCGTAACTTAACCGGTTCAATGTTACTAGTACTTTGTGCAGTATCGCTATAGTCTAGCATAACACCATCGGTGACAAATTTCAAGTCACCGATGACCATACCTTGGCTAGATTTAATACTATATTCAAATACACCAGAGTTTGCGTAATCTACTTCTAAGGCGACCACAGTAGGAGTCCAGTTAGTTTTGTTAGCCTCTAAGTAGACAAGGTCAGTACCTTGGAATCCGTCATATAATCTAATTTCACTGTTGTAGCCGATTGTTACAACTGAGCCATCAGGTGGTGGGTTTGTGAAACTAATAACAGTTCTATCTGGTAAGAAACTGTATTGAGGGATTTGAAGTACTCCGTCAATTAACGAGAAAAAGATTGTACTTGTACGTACTAAGCTCTGGTTAATTGTGAAGTTTGCTGTTTCGCCGTTACCGGTGAAAGTTTGTTGCGGGTTTCCGATAAACAAGCGGCGCTGGTCAATAGCATACGCAAGTTCCCCTGGTTCTAGTAAAGGTAAATCCTCTAATAGACCACGGCGGACCTGAATTCGCGAAATAAATTGTTCTGTGGTCATCTAATCTAACTCCTGATGCTATATTTAGTTTAGCTTATAGTACTGTGCTACTCGATCACCCCATTTTTCACACATGACTTCAAACTTAGCACCTTGGAGATCAAACTGCTGATATGTGTTATCTCGGGCAATCATAAAAATAACACCTCTTTTAATGTTTGTACCGTGTACTGCATTGTGCGCTAAGGCATAGGCAACGGTCTGCAAATAATAGTCTTCGATCCACTCCTCTTTCTTAGGTTTTGTGGTGTTTTTGAAGTCAATAATAGCCGGTTCGCCCTGGTAACAGCCTACTAAGTCAGTAGTACCAGCATAGAGGTCGGGATAGTATAAACCTACTTCTGAACCCCATACTTCTGTAACTTGACTAAGTCCTTTTTCAATAACTACATCACTCATTGATTTAGCCATTTGATGTACTACATTATTACCGCTAGGACGATCTTCACCTAGAATGTACTTTTCTAAATGAGTATGAACAAGTGTACCTAGGCCGGCCGCTTCGGTGCTAATACGTTTAGCTTCAGTCTCGCCTACTCGTTTTTTCCATTCATTTAGGAAAGTTTTGTCTTTGGTTTTATCTAGGATAGTTGTTACGCTGGGTAACTTATTATTGCTTGGATCTACATAGAATCGTGTTCCGTTTTCAGAAACACGATTTAACGGTTTGTAGTCGTATGGATTGGTAATGATAATTGACATAAACTATAGTAACAGATTTGTACTTAGCTTGTCAAGTTTATTTTGTGATATTTTTGATTGCTTGATCAGTTGCCATATTGGATACTTTTTGCATATCCTTTTCGGCTTGATCTGTGTTTGGCATGTTAAGCTCTGCTTCGTCATCTGGATTTAAACCAGTGTCTAGTTCAAGCTCTTTTGCGTTTACATTTTTAATGCTAGGGATACCACCTAAGATGTCAATAACGTCTTTAGCCGTAACATAATAGCCTTCCTTGTTTAGGTCGGCTATCATATCGTGCATTGACATCTTAGTTGTACCGTTAGCACTAGCTGTATAAACAATGTTTAGTGCTGTAGATTTAAGTTCGTCAACGTAGTTACTGTTTAACTCAAATAACTTCATTTAATTTCTCTACCTACTGGCTCACCTGCTGGACCGCTAGCGGCTTCTGCGCCACCCATACCTTCTTCTGGGGGAACTTCGCCACCCATCGGAGCTTCGCCTGGCATGCCAGTGTCCATTGGTGTTTCAGCAGGAGCTTCACCTGTTAGTGTTAGGATAGCATTAGAAACTTGAGCGTGAGCATCTTTAAGATTATCTAATGTACCTTGTAGTACACCTTCAACAGTTGAATTAAACTGAGTTGCTTGATCTACGCCAAACACTTCCTTCATACGATCTACTAAGCTCATTAGAGTTTCGACTTGCATTTTAGCAATGTCTTCTGTCATGTCTTGTAAATCGCTAACCATGCTCTTAGCCGCTAATACTGCTTCAGCTTGGTCTAGGTCTTGTTCTAGTAGAACACGTAGTTGTTGAACGCTTTCGTTAACTGAAGTTTTGTTGACTCTAGCTTTAGGGTTACTACGAGCAGGGCCAATTTCAGCTAGCATAATCTTAATGCTTTCTGCAATTAGTACGCTCTTAACGTAACGTGGATCATTTTGGTAATTCTTAACTTCACAGCTAAGGTTCCATTGTTTAGTTTTGATCTGTTCTAAGATAGAATGCAACTTACGAGCATCCACGTTATCTGACTTTAGCGTATAGCCAAAGTTTTCTTTAAGATAGCCGTTGATCTCACTTAGTTTTTGTTGCGGTCTTACGGAAAAATCTGTAATTTTCATAGTAATCTTCCAATTATAGTATTATTTAGCTAAGTTAGCCTTTTAGAATGTGTGTTTTCACGCTCTTAGCTTCTGCTATAGCACGTGAGTACTTGCTCTCGTATATGCCCAACAGATCGCCTGATGCGCCTTTTTTAATCTTAGCTTTGTAAATGCTTGCTTCTGTTAAATGTCTTGCATAGTCGCTGTCTAATCCTGCGACACGATCGCAGGCTAAGAAACTAGTAGTTTCATTCTTTAGTAAATGCTTTGTTATAATCATTACAGATTCAAATAAAGCAAGTCCTTCGTAAAGTAGTTGCCCTGTTGCTGTGTTTGTTATATCGTATACGTTCTTAACTGTAGCACCAAATTGCTCTTCTCTAATGGAAATTTCATACTTGTTTAGCTTTACGCTAGACCCTTGTTGTTCCATCTCAGTGAATTGGCGAAGCTTTGTATTTGTTTTACTCTGTTCAGTAATTTGTTTTTTAGTATGGTTGGTTACATTACTTAATTTGCTTAAGATGTCGTGCATTGCTCCTACATTAGGATCTGTAAACTTGCGACCTTCTGTAATTGGCTTGTCGTCAGATTGGCCTAGTTCTTCCTTTACGTAAGTACCTAAGCTCTGCGCTTCTATTTTGCCTAAGTTTGCCATGACTTTCTTCATGGCATTAATTTGATCTTGATCAAGCATTTTTACTCTCCACGACTTTGTAATAAGTGAAACCTTCTTCCCTACATCTCTTAATTAAGCCTTTAGCCAATAATTGCTTAACTAAAAGCTGTGTGCGCTCTTTCATGTCCACATCCGTTCTTTTTGGCCATGTTACTTTCTTCTTGATCCATTCGTATAACTTGTATTCTTCATTGCTGACAATGACAGATATGGATCCTAAATCAATGATACGCATCAATGCTTCTTTCTTTTGTTTAACGTCTTTAAACGTTTACTTAGTGGATTGGTTCTTTTTGTACGTAGAGCTTTTCTACGCATTGCGGCGCCTTTACGTCTAAGGAGACGGCGCATCATGAAGCGGCGTTTTAAGTTAATGGCCTTGCCGCATTGACTAGCTTTGCTAACGATTCTGCCTTTTCTTCTTCCGGAACCGCAACGGATTTTTCTTACTAGCTTGCGACCTTTGCGGGCCCAAGCAACTCTTGTCTGCTCATCTAACTGATCTTCGTCTATTTCTATTTCTAGTGCATCATCGTCGGCTAGAAAATCTTTCTTCTTGTCTAAAGAAAACTTTTCTTCACCTTCAGCTAATAAGTCAGACAATCTCATGTTAGTGCTTAATGTTTACGATTAGATAACCTAATACTGATAGGATAGCCGCAATTACCGTACCAGACGTTGCAACTAATACTTTGAATCTACTAGTGCTAGACTCTTGGATCATACCGACTAGTTCTTTATGCTTAGAGTCCATACTAGCTTCTAGTAATGCAAACTCCTGCTTTAAAGTTCCTAATCTTAGATCTAAAGTTTCAAATTTTTCTTCTAATCGTTTATATCGTTCGGCGCACAAGTCTACGTGCGCTTCAAGGTTTGATCGTTCTAATTCACTCATTTTATGTCCTTATCGTAATATTTCGATTTCGACGGGTGTCAATAGTGCCTAAATTGTGTGCCAAATGTAATAGTATATTTATTTTATAATGTAGTGTGCTGTACGAAATAAATGTTCTTAGCAGTTGCACTGGTACTATTAAGGACTGTGGGTGAAATGTTAACGCTTTCGTCTAAGCCAGTCAGGATAGGTAATCCACTAGCATCAGAAACTAATGTTGCTTCAGTAGTATAGCCGCTACGCTCTGTAGCAAACTTTAACATCCATACTGTTGCAGATCCTGAAAAAGAGCTACCAAAGTCATAGTCTGCTAGGTCCTGATTTTCTGCAATGTCAACACTAATCATAACAGGTTGGGTTCTTAGACCTACTAACTGAATCATTGCATTTAAGTTTTGCGCTTGATTGTATGCTTTAGATGGAGTAGGATCGCTTACACCTGTATCTGTAATATCTACTAAAGTGTATGCTGTAAAGAAGTCCATGTCGCCACCGACGTTTTCTGCTCCTCTAGCTGTTCCTTTTGGTTTTAGGTTAGTTGTCATTTGTACCTCGTAATTATATACTACTATTTATCAAAAAAATACCCCGCCGAAGCAGGGTATTTTAAAAGTTTTCTAACGGTTAATTAGAATGCTAATGCAACAACAGTTGTACCAGCTACAGCGGCCGCGGCGGCTGTTTCTAGTTCAGCGGCTGTCTTACCGCAACCGGATACGATAATGTTAACAGAATCGCTTGTACCGAATGTTACTTGACCAATTACTTCTACTGAGCAGAATTGTTGGATTGCAAATACGATTGCTTCTAGTTCAGAAGCTGTAATGTCTGATTGACCGATAGTGAAGAATTGTAGATCGCGACCTACTGCTTCGATTGGGGCTACGCCACCGTTTACACGAGTTAAAGTTGCCATAATGGCCTCCTAAAAATTTGTAACCTTACAAGGTTGTTAATATTATTTAGCATCAAACGAAATTTTGGTGCTTATTTTACATCAATATCGCGAGCTAAAAGCGCCTGTTGTAGCAGAGAATTTAGGTCATACTTAGGTGCATGTCTCTTAAGCCAGGTTGCTAAACGTGTAATAGTGTATGTTTTTTCACCTTTACTTAGTGTAGGCCAGCTACTAACAGATCTACGTAGGTTTTTAAGTGTAGCATCTACAATGTACAAGTTACCTTCTAAACCAAAGAAGAATCTAACAGGTTCCATGTTAAGTTGGTAGTATGCTATATCTAGCAAATAACGCTTAACGGGTTGAGTAGTTTTGTTAATCTTCTCTTGGCTTACTTGTAACTTGTTTAGTTCATCAGACTTCTTTAGCTGGCCTGCTATTTGACTCTTTTCATAGTCGTGCAATGCCTGTAAGCTAATGTACAAATCAGTTGCTTGTATTCTATGTCTAGCATACGTACCACTCATATCCCAACGAGTTGTATTATTTGCATAGTCTGCCGCGGCTTTTCTAGTATGCGGTACTTGGTATAGTACAAACAACGCCATTAGTGCAACAAACGTAATCTCTGCTAAGTCACGCTGATCAATCACATGAGCATTGCCAGGGTTTAGAAAGAACTTGCTTTCCATGTAAGTCCCGGCAATATTACGATTGTGTAATTCGTTAAGCAGTTGCAGGTCCATTGCTACCCCAATTCTTTGGCATAGTAAAGTTAGCTCTACTAAATTCTAAACGGTCTACTAGTTTAACAGCATTACCAACGTGGTCAATGATAACTTTACCTTCTTCTGGAGTTACTTTGTACTCGCCTGGTCCTACTTCTAAGAAACTATCCAAGCTCTTAACTTCTGCTAATTTCTTAACAAGGAATAACTTTGCTGTCATTGCTCGCATATACAAATTATAAAATGCTTTTAGTTCATTAACATGTTTGTTTAGGAACTCTAGATCTTGTTCCATAGTTGCTTGTTTGCCCGCTTTGCCTTTTTCAGTCTTAAGCATCTCAATCGCCTGTAACATTTTTGTTCTATAGCGATTAATGTATCCTTCTGCAAACTTAGCAGGGTCGCTTTCAAACGCACCGGCAGTTTTGATCATACTGTTGATATGTGCTTTAAGGTCTGTCTTAAATTCAACGCCACCCAAGTCGTGATCGATCCAAGCAAATGTTTCTGGTCTAATTTTAGAAGCACTAACTTCAACGTTCTTGATAGCAGTATTGATAGCATTTGTTTCTTCTGCTGTCATTGTAGCACTACCAGATACATCTTTAACTAATGCATCGTTAACCCATACTTGTGTACTATGTGTTAGTGGTTCGGCATCATAACCAAATTGTGCTTTCATGTCAGCTAAGGTAGGGCCACCTACGTATTCTGTGTGGAATACAATGCCCATTTTAGTAGATAGGATCTTACGTGCCAAGTCGCTATTAGCTGGTACTGCGTAGGTAATAGTATTAGGACGGAAAGTAATAAACTCTTCGCCGTTAATAGTTGCAGGCTTTAAATCTTGCTTGCTTGCATATAGCAAGTCACCTTGCAACACACCCTGGATACCAATTTGACTTAGGTACACAAAAGAAGTTAATAGCTTTTGAGCAAGTTCTGGCTTGTCGCCGTACATTGCTTTAACGTCTGCTTTTGATTTTACTAATTTAGGCTCTTTAGCAAATACGCTTTTTGTTCCGATAAAGAACTTGTTATCGGTAGGGTCAATACCACAGATGATAGCAGGAGCACCGTCCCACTTTGTAGATACTTTATACTTGTGATCAACGTGACCTGCTAGCATGTTGCTTAGTCCAGTTAAGGTAGCAACAACTTGCATAATACCTGCATGACCTTTGTTAATAATTTCATCTTCTAAGTGTTCAAGGTGAACGTTCTTACCTTCCTTAGCTTCATTGATACCAATTAGGTCGCTTTGTACTACACGCTCAGGACGTAGTCTTTTTGGTCTTTTGCGTTTGCCGCCTAATGTAATTTCATTGATGTTCATTATACTGATACCTTTTTAAGCATACTGCTTACTTTACTTACTGTTGCAGAATCCATGTTAACCATATCAATAAATGCGTTACCCATTGCGGCTTTCATTACCGGTGTTAGCGGCTTGTTTGCTTTGATAGCGGCCAGTGCGGCTTTGAATGGTGTAGGATTGCTACCAACGCTTGGCAGTAATTTTCCTAAACTATTTACGTCTAAGTTGCCTTGTAGTTGCTGGTCACCTTGACCTGCTTGGTCTTGTGCGGCAGGTTCTGCCGGTGCTTGTTGATCTTGTGTTGGTTCAGCCATCTCGGGTTCCTTATTATCTTCTTGGCCAGCCGCTGTTGGTTCAGTCATTTCTGGTTCTTTATTATCTTCTGGTGCTGTTGCAGTAGGTTCACCCATTGTTGGCTCTACTCTTCCGTCTGCATCAGCTGATGTGCTAGGTGCAGTAATATCTACGCCCATATTTTGTAATGCAGTATTAACTACATTCTTGTCAGCACCAGCATCTACTAGGGCAGAAACAACTTCTGCGCTGTCAGTTGGACTACCAGCTTTCTTCCATGCTTGCTTTAATTTATCTGCTGTAACTTTAGTTGTTAAGTTATGGCCTTTTGTCTTGGCCCAGTCAACTGCTTTGCCAGCCGCGCCTTTGATAGCGTCTAATGGACCTTCGTTTAATTGCATTCTAGATGCAATGAAAATTAACTTATCGATCTGTGCTTCGGTTAATGCCTTGTTAGGGTTAGCATAACTTTGGGTTAGTATACTCTGGTCGAAGTCAGGCACATAAGCCTTACGATTCCAAATGTAAGCTGTTAGATCTTTTCCGTTGTATTTGAAGTTTACTTTTTCTGCACCAAAAGGCATACGAGGTTGCATACCGTCAGATGGATATGCTTGCAATGGAATTTGATCTCCGTCTACGTCAGTTAATGTACCTTTGAGGCCATCAGTGAACTGTGCAGTAATTTCACCTGCTCCGCCTGCGGCATTTGCGGCGGCATCTGTTGCTGTAGTATCAGGTGCTTGGGCAACATTAGTCGCTGTATCAGTTGCTGTACTAGTATCAATATTACTTGCGGTATTAGCAACATTAGTTGCTGTGTCGGTTGCTGTACTAGTATCAATATTACTTGCGACATCAACTGCGCCGCTTACATCTGTATTAGATGCAACATTAGATGCAACGTCAGGTGTTGAATTTAGTCGTCCTAATTGCCCTACTCGTAGTGTATCTGAATAGTAGTCTCGGCCCGGTAAAGGTGCACCGGTTGCATTGCTCACCCCGGCCATAGCATCACTTGACACGGATCCAGCACTAATACCAGGAGTTGCCATTTGACCGTTATTAGTTAAATCAGCAAAAGTGTTATAATCCATAGTCTTCAATGGTATATCACCCTGGAATACTTTTCTGCCAGTAGCATCGAGAACTTGAATAGATTTACCACCCTCGCCTGCGGCAAAAGTATATCCCTGATCAGGTGGAAATTTATTAAGTAGTCTATCTTGGAAGGCTTGATCTGATGCAAGACCTTGTTGGATGTCGCCTGTATTAGCGCCACCTGCGGCTTGATCGCCGCCCTTCATCATATCGCCAATCTTACTTGCACCGTAAGCCAT